CCCCCAATCTATTTTATATTCAGAAAATGAAAGATATTTTTTAAACTCGGTATCCGATGTATTATAAAAATACACAAGATAAGGGTTAAAGGTGTTTGCCGAAAATAAAAAATTGGTCATGGTTTCCTGTTGGACTATCATCCCATCAAAAACAGAATAATACCCAAAGTCAACCGTATTTTGAGTTATAAAAATCGGTATTGTTAGATTTAATAGTGAATCACCTGTTGTTCCTCCTGACAAGATTTGTGTCATTGAGGAATATACGTGAGTTTGCCCTGTAAAAAATCTTGTTACCGCACTTGTGTAAATATCACAACAATATACATATTCAGCGTTTGTCGTATCACTATCACCTGTATAATTTGCCAAAAAGATGTCATTTTTAACAACTTCAGGTGAGATTCTATAATGAAATATTCTATCTTCCATAATTATTGGTTAACATATTCATACCATTTTATTGTACTTGTAGTACCAACTCTATTATTTGTAGAATTAAATATTGAATAGGTGTAGTTAGTATAATCTAACTCCACTCTATAATAGAAAAACACACTAGTATCAAACAAAAATTTATTTGGTAAAGTAGTTTGGGGTACAGTCATCATTCTCATAAAACCACCAACTCTTGCGTTAAAAAATTTTGCCGACATATAAAAAGTTTTTATATCTATCGTTTCTTTTTTTCTAATCCAATACATAAAAAACCCTTCTTTATCCCCAACATAATCAAGTTTAAAAACAGGAATTCTAATATTAACATCAGGTAAATAAGGTGTTATACTTACAGTTTCATTAAGACCTTGTTGTACAGGTATAATAATTGTGAAATAAATGACTTGAGTTGCAGTATCATTAGTATCGTAAAAATCAAGTTTAAAAAATGATTTTGAAAATGGGTCATCGTAATAATATATTTGATTAGGAGTAAACCCTTCATTAAGATACGTTGTCGCCCAATCACTAGCAGTCGCTAAAGATATGTCAGTCCCCGTCCCTTGGGTATTATCAAAAAAATTAAATTCATAATTAATATCAGTTCTAGTATTATCAGTATGAGGTTGGTGAGAAAACCTTAATATTTCAAAATCTCTAGGAGTTCCAATTATATCTTCTATAACACTTTCCTCATATATTTCAATACTATCATCTTTACCTAAGAAATCCCATTTAATTTCTATTGGTATATTAATATAACCATCATTTTCAGGTATAGGAAATCTATATTTATTCACAGTCGTCAGTTAATGGGTCATCAATTATGTTATCACTAACAAAGTTTGTACCTTCAGGTATTATTCTAAATACAAAGTTTTTATATGGATAATGTTTACCATTAATAAACGGGTAATCCACCCCTCTATTATCTTGGTCTATATAACCATATGTATATATGTCTCTAAAAAAGTTTCATTAAATGTCATTTTATGATATAAAGTAGATAATGTTCGTTCAGTTTGGTCATAATTGTTCCATTCACAAAAATCACCATCAATAACAGTACCTTCAGGTAATGTCTTAACATAGTAAAACCTACTACCAAAAGTATTTAACGGTGTGGTGTAACTATCCATAGGAAATCCTGTATCTGATGATGTATTTGTTCTACTCCACCAAGGACTAGGTTTACCACTAACTAACTGTAAATTAAAATCATAACCTTGTTTTAATTGTCCGTTAGCACCAAACATCCAACCAAAATACCCTTTCCATATTACCGTAACAAATACCTCACTTATTGGTCTTTTTTGATTGTCAACTAAGTTATTTAAATCAAAGTCTTTGTTGAATGTCAAATTATATGACTGAGAACCTTCTCTAACCGTAACCTTCGATTGTTTGTCAGGTGTAAAACCACTACCCTCAAATTTTCTATTTTGACCAAAAACATTTTGTTCAAAGCCCGATTTATTTAACACAGAATCCTTATCTGAAGATATTATCTTTAATTGTTTTACATAATATTCTGAAGTTGTATCCGCAGGATTATTAATATCAATCACCCGTTTAAAAGTTCCTTTAATACCATCATTAAATGTTGTACCAGTAAATCCGTAATTATATATGTTAAAAACTGTCGACTCACTATTAACAAGTCCATTACCCAACGAATAAACCTCAAAATATTTATTACCCAAATAACTTATATTTAATTCCACATATTCACCCTCTGTTAACCCGTGTTTAACAGGACACCTAAAACTCACTAAATTATTACCCGAATCAATCACATTTGTAATGATAAATGGTATACCGTTACCGCAAACCCAATTAGTTTGACTTGAACTGACCGAATCCGTATAAGTTAATGTCTTTGTTTTATTGTTTGAATAGGGATAAGACAAATAAAAATTCCAATTATAGGAAGACGCACTTTTAGTTATGAAACTTATATGATTATTTGGTGGAACCGTATATCCGACAACATTATAATCGTTTCTAATAAAATCAAATTCATTATATTGGGGGAATCCTATCCAAGAAACATTATTAGCACCCTCAGCACATTGTCTTTTTGCAAGTTCTTTAGTATTAACATAACTTAAATTATTTTCAAAAGGGTTATAATTAGTTTTTCCTGTATATGCGTTTTTAAAGATAATTGAAAATTTAGCAGTAGGTCTAAACACTGTTGATTTTTGTCTTTCATCATCAAACGCTTGTGCCAAACTAATAGTAACCGACCTATCATATTCGACAATCTCTTTAACATTTTGTACAAATGGCACCTGAAGAGCAAATGATGTTTCAGGTGCTGATTTATACCTTAATGTCCCTAGTACTACTCTTATTTCTTTATTATTCCCCATATTAATCTGTTATAATTTCACCCTCAATCCATTTTTTATAAAACTTATCAAAAGCACTCTTACCTTGATTTAACCCAAAATAAAAATAGAATGGTGCTCCCGTATTAATAACTCGTTCAAATTTATTACCAGGTATTGGTGATTCATTAAAATCCCAATACGCAATATTACCATCTTGATTTTCACTAGGGTTTACTGAATAAATATTCCCTCTAAAGTATTTTGATTTAGTACTACCTTTAGTTCTGAAATATCTTGATTTTTTAGATAGTCTATCAAGATTTTGATATCCGTGACTAAAAAATTGAGCGGTACTTGAATAATCTTTAGTTACCCAATCATTTTTTTGACCACCAAAAATACTATCAGGTGGTGATGCCGCAGTTAATGCTCCAGGACTTGGGTCTTCGTTATCTTTATTAGGTGGGAAATTTTTAATAATATTCCATTGATAAAACGGTACTTCTTGTGTTTTAACTTTGAAGTATTCAAAGGAGCAGTCAATCGCATCTAACGTAGTATCTTCATTAATAATTGTTCTTTTTGGTGTTACGTAATCTCTAAGTTGTGTATCTGCCGAATAAAAAATACCAAAAATACCATTATCTAAATCACCCCCATTATAATATATGTCACAACTGTTATAACTATCCTCATCAAATCCATCAATACCTAATTCAGAATTTATCGCAATTGACTGAGCGTAATCACCATCAATTTTTAAATTTTGACGACTAAAATATCTTAAAATACCAGCCCCTCCAATCATTTTTTGCATGAAAGTCCTATTTGTGATACGAGTTAATATAAAAACATTTAACAAATCACTAACATCTTGAAAAGTAGAACTATTCATACTTTTCATCACATAACCATCATAATCATTTGAAAAAACAATTTCTTGAGTGTAAATATCTCTAGGACCCATGTCCATAATTGTTGTTGGGTACATTAAACTATTAATATTACCACCAAATTGTTTATTTGTTAACCAATTAACAGGATTTTTTCTACCAACAAACCCATTTGTTTCACTAAATGGAGCACTACGATAATAGAAATTGTTAGTACCTTGATTAAAATAAATATTATTTTTACAATAACAATTATATGGTTTATTTCTTAACGCCGGATTATCATTAATCGGACTAGTAAATCTTCGTGAGTTTTTAAATGAAAATGCGTATAATGTACCATTAATCCAATTATTTGTAAAATAATGTGAAAAGATATTTCTACAAGCTCCAAATGTTACAATCATTCTCGCCTTCCATTCTTTTAATAATTGTCGGTCTAACTCCAATGACGCAAATGGTTTAGTTACTGTTAAATAACAACCACCTTGCATAATAGCTTCAGGTTGGTCTCCAAAAACACCCGAACCTGTTAATCCATTACCATAACATCCATCATTATTCCTATTTCCTGTCGAAGGAATTTTTTCAGGTCTCACATAATAACCAACTCTATTATTTGGTTGGTCATAATAATAACAATCCAATGGTATTAAACCTTCACAACTAAATGTATTTAAAACATTAGGACAAGCAATTTCCGCATTAGCCGCCGCGTTATCACCTCCAGCCCCAACACCATCAACAGGAGCACCTCCAACTAATGGAGTTGTTGAACCGTCATCTCCAATTATAAAAAACGCGAAATTATTGTTCGCCATAAATGTATAACTTTGAGGACCACCTGACCCACTTGTTTCCCATCCTAATTCAGGTGATGATGAGGATGGTAATCTATCTGACCTCATCACAATTTGTCGATTATCATCACCTAACTTCATAGTCATTGATGGTGGGCCACCTATATTATTACTATAAGTATATGACACATAATAAGAACCATTAATTAATTTTTCATTTAAATTAGGGATTTTATCGGGCCACGTATCACCATATTTACAATAATAAGTACCAAAAGTATCAGGTTGATTTAATTGAGTATAAGTAGTGTTGTTAACATCTAAACCACCATTATATGCTGTTAAGATAACAGAACCACCTTCAACCGATTCATTAATAAAATAACCTGAATTGTTTCTAGCATAAATATAACCACCATAAGGTCCCGCAACAGTACCATTATCATCGTTATATAATCGTCTATAAACATACAAACCCGATTCAAATAGTGGACAATAATCATAAATAAGGTCAGGATATTGCAAATCACAAGTTGTTGAACCATCACTCCTACCAATTTGCACTGTGTGTGGACTCCTTCTAGAAACCCTTAAACCAATATCACCATTTTTAACCGCTTGGTAACTATAGTTTGAGTTCTGTTCTAATATCCAATTATATTCACCATAAAAACTATCAGAATCTATTTTTGAATAGTAGGTATGAGCGGTTGTTGAAAATGATTTAAAACATGCCCAATCCACAGGTCTATATTCAGGGTCAGTACTTGGTGGATTATAATAACTAGGTGGCGGTGTTTGATTTGTTAATGGGTCACCATTATCATCATATTGTATTGTTGACGGGTCTATAACAACAGGAACGCCCGGTGATGTAACACCTGGTTGAAACATGAATGTTTTATGAAATAACTTAACACCACTATAACCATCTGTAATATCACTACTTGAAATGTTGTGTTTAACACATTTAAATTTACCCTGTACAGGAATATTCATTCTTACATTTTCTAACGTAACAACTCTTGTCCCCCAAGCTTGTTTACCATATAATCTACTTAAATCATAAGATATTTGAGTTTTAGGTGAGTTTGGGTCAACACCTCTTACCATAAAAACAACTCTTAACTTATTTGAATTCTGATAATAGTGTCTAATAGTTTTAATTGTATTATTAGCATCATAAACCATACCCGACCTAGATTCATAATACACCCTTAATTTGTATTGAGATGGAACACTAAAAGGTATATTCTCACATCTAATAATACCTGTTGATGTTAAATTAAAAGTTCCGTCAATAACACGAGAGAAAAATGAATTACTTAAATCGGGACTATAACTTGTAACCGCATCCACATAATCACCTAATGAAATATTTTCAATAACTTGAAAATATTCCACATCCATAGGAAATTTATGATAACTTGGTTCTGAATTACCCGTAATAATATAAGGTTGAGACATTGATATATTACCTGTAGTACCATCAGTATGTGCATAACTAACATTAACTAAGGTTGATTTTATTTTAGGGTCACCATTATATGTCGAACCTAATGTTGTACCGGTCATACTATTTGTTCCAGCAAAATTCGCAGGATTTGCGTTTGAGATATTAACATCTTTAGATTTTTCAGGGTCAACAAAACTAACCATAACGCCAGCTTTAAACGAATCCTTTTCAGTATCATCCAACAACATTGCAACAACATTATCTAAGTGATATTTTCCCGTTAAATTACCTGATAAAGGCCCTCCATTTAAATCGGCATTAAATCTAACACCAATTCTGTTTACACCACCTCCAGGATTATTTGAACTGTTATCAAAATATTTAGCCTTTGTATTAAATAAGTTAAATCTTTCGTGCCAAGGTAGGTCAGTTGAGGTTGTTTTCATCCAATCTCGTTCAGTACCATAAACACCAGCATTACTAACAGTATCACTTGGTAACCCTCTCGTAGTGTAATCTTTAGGTGCCATAACAAGTTGACCTGTAATAAACAACCTATCATCAGACGCACCTCGACCAAACGCACTACCTTCAGCCGAAATAAAAGGATTTAAAAACGCAAAAGGACCCTTAAACGACGCCACATTCATTAAATCAGCAAAAGCCGTATTAGACCCTTGTTCAGCATTAAACTTTGTTAACGCATTTCCATCATCAACCGCACCTTTAGTAATTGTTGGTTCACAAGCACATAACTCACAATCAGGGTATGTTAATGCCGGTAATTTTAATTGTGTGTTTTTACATTTTTCTCTTAAACTCCTAACCGATTCATTTAAACTATTACAAGCATTTCTCAATTTATTACAAAGTCCATTTAAAAACCCAAAAGGACAAACACCTAAGAAACACGTTCCCGCAATCTCACAAACACCGTCAGCTAAACCACAAACAACTGTTGCAAGAAATTCAAGAACCGGTAATATAATATTACATAATACCCAATAAAATATATGAGCCACCACTAAAATCACAAACAACAGAGGATAAAAAATATTCATCATAAACTGAAACAGTAAGAATAGTATGTCCAATCTATACATCCCATCATTAGTTGGGAATTTGTTATTTGTTGATTCACAAGCATCATCAAGAATATTTTTAATCGCAATAATTCTATTATTAGAACCACCTTTACGATATTCACTGATTAATTGTGAAACAGTATAGACTTTATTATATTGCATCTCATAAAACCTATCCTCACAATTAACCGCCTCATTAACCATTCGTTGTCCTAATGTAGTTAGTGCACCTGTACCTCCAGTTACACCATAATCATTCCAATCAAGACTAAACGCGTAAGACGCATTAGCCGCTTTAAAATTATTATTAGTAACATTTGAATAACTACACGGATTATCAGCGTTTCCAAAAGAACCCGCAGTCGCTACCTTACGATTTGTCAATGGGTCATTTCCTTCCGCAGTTGTCCAACCATATTCTTTAACATTAGGAACTAAGAAATTGGCACGTTTAATTCTAGCACCTAAATCTGTAGATTGATTCCACATTATTTTAAAACGATATCTACCCTTAGTTGGAATACCTTTTTTAGGGTCTCTCGAAATTACTTGTTCCCCAAACTCATTAGTTACCACATAATCTAAGTTCATTGGAACATCGACCATCCAAGCACCGTTATCATCAATAACTTGACCATTACTTTCTAATCTCGCAACTTCTAATCCAGGTCTACCGTTATCATCCAAATCAATAGTATGTCGAATCGCCTGTATTTGACCGGGACCCGCAACCAAATTACATAATGTACCTGATTTTAAAGCGGGTTTACATTTAAGTTTAAGTGATTGGCTTTCTTCGTTTGATATCACCGACCCCATAAAAATTGCGGTTGGTTGTATTGTGATATTTTTTTCAGCCGATAAATCAAAATCAGTACGTGTGATACCAACTTCACAAACCTCAGTCTCACCCCAAAATGGTTGAATCTCAATATTTCTATTAATTGTAATAATTTGAGGTAATTCTCTTAAATTTGTCGATGACTTAAATTTAGTACCGCTAACTTCTTGTTCGGTCGCTACACCCATTCTAATTAAATCTTGAGGAGCTAATGAGAATTCACCAATATCCGATAAATCAACATTAAGTACAATTGTTTGTGAACCTAACGGAACCCCAACAATCATATAATCCCCACTATCATTAGTTACCGCATTAAATTTGTAGTATTTGTCATAAATTTCAATCTTAGTCGGATTGGTCAAAACCTCATTACGAGTAAAAAAAGAACCTGTGGGTACGTGATTACTATAAGACTGTTCTTGAGGTAATAAGTTATAAATATACCCACCACCATCAGTTTGAGTTAAATTTTTAAACGGATATAAATCAGATATAATTGGATTATTAACTTCATCTTGGTCAGTTAATGGTATAAATACTGAAACTTTAGCATTCGGGACACCAAATCCGTTGTTAATACTGACACGACCAACTAACACTCCGTAGTCAGAACATCGTCTTGTATAAACATCGCTTTGGAATAATTTTAATGATAGAATTTCAAGTGATTCAAAATCTTGGTCGAGTTTGACTCTAATAGATTTGTCAACACCTGGAGTTGTTCTAATTCTATATGAATTTGACATTTTTTTACTTTTAAAATAAATAGTTTATATGCTATTTTTAAAAGATAAATGATAATTTTTGAAAATAAATCATCAACTAAAATTAGTCGTTGATAGATTTTTAACTCTTACATTAATGTCTGAATTAGGAAAACGAACTTGGTATGTTTGACTAGGTTCGGCAAATATAGTATCATCAATCAATTCAATCTCTCTTGTTTCTTTATCAACATACCTTTGTGATGTTTGTGAAGACGAATATTGACCACCAACTTGATTAAACACTTTAATATCGGCAACACTGATTACCCCATTTTGCGTTTGAATTATTCTACGTACTTCTGACACGTTTACGTTTTCACCCATTTGTCTATTACCAGGTTCGAAGAAATCAGATATTGAATTAATTATTTGTGTAATTGATGAACCTTGGTTTTGTGAACTATCTAATACAACATCAATAGTAATACTTAAATCAATAACATTTGCAACCTGAACCGAAATATAATCGTTCATCATACGATAATTAGATAGATAATTAGCAACATTATTTTTTAATGTATCTGAAACTATTTCAGTTAATTTACCATTTTCATCGTAAGATAACATTTTAATAATAATTTTGTTATTTTCCTCGGTAATTGCGACTTTTGCAGGAACAGTTACCGCTCTGTTTTGAGCTGAGAAGTTAAACGCCACTAAATTCCTAACCTCTTCTACTGTAGGATAATCAGCACCACCAATTGCTGCGGTCACGTTATTACAAGTTAATGTGTTAACTACCGACGTATTAATTGATTCAGAAGGACCATTAACAAAAAATGACACAGTACCTATTTGAGTAATAACATTAACCCCTAAATTACTAATTTGTCCACCACCAATTCTATACTGAACAAATAAAGTTGAGTTAGACTTCAATGAACTACCTAACGCAAAATTGTTTGAATATTTATATAAATCTAATTTATAACCATTTCTTGCAAATTCTCTCAATTGTTCATCGGCTGATTGACTACCACCACCAAATGTCATTTTAAAATAACCTTCAGGTGTGTACTCCGTAATGAATTTATCACTCACTGAAACATATCGACCAACTTTGATACCAGGACTATCTGAGACTTTAGTAGGGTCTTCAACAAAAACTCTATCCTCAGCTAAAGCTTTAACCTCATACCATCTATTATCTAACCCCAAAAATTCTTGAGTTGACGGGGTATTACCATATTGTGTCCCATCTTTTAATAAAACGCTTGTAACTCCAAGTACGTTTTTTTCAGGTAAAAATAACTCAAAAAATGGTTTAACATCGTTTGGTGTTATTACTTTTTTATATACTTTAGTAACACCATTTACAACAGTTTCTCGTTTAACTATGGTATAATTGATTAATGTGTTATTAGCATCAAAATTAGGAATCTTTAAACGGTTTGGAAAACCATCTCCACTAATTGGTGATGCAAAATCAATATCATATACTGTCTCAAACGTTTGACCCGCACCATTGATTTGTGAACCTCGTCTTAATATACCACAGTATCTTAAATCTTCTTTATCTCCAAATGCAGGTACTGTAATTGAGAAATCAACTAAACATACTGAAGGTCTTTGACCCGGAACTTTTAATCCGTAAGTTCTCGCTATATTATAAATTGACGACCTTTGTTGAGCATATTGTAATACTGTCTCTTGGATACTTCTATCTATGTTGAAGTGTAAGTTATCAGTAACTGCAGCATTTAAATCTAAGAACACGGAAAATATTGCCGCGTCATTTACGTTCTCAATTAAATCAGGATAGTAAGCTCTTGTAAAATTAATTAATTCAGTTCTTATTGACTGAAAATCCCTAGTAGTATACGAAATTTTTTTATTAGCCATATTATAAATTTATAATAACAAAATCACTTGAGCTAAACGCATCGTCATTTAACAAGTAATCAATTTTAATTTTTGCAGTGTGTTCTTTTGTACCAATACCCGGTACTCTAAAAACACGGTCATCATTACCATTAACATAAGTACCTTTATCTTCATCCCCTTCTGACGCGGGTGTTACAGTTAACTTAGTAATTGTAATACCTGGTATATATTCTTCAACTGAGTCTCTAATTTCAGCTTCAATTTGAGAAAATGTCGGACCATCTAAAGGTTCAAATATATATTCATACAAACGAGTTCCAAAATCAGGCAAATAATATCTTGTACCTTTCCTTGTTAATAACAAGTGAATAAGGTTAGAACGTATTTCTTCTCTCGTTGTATCAGATAAATCTAAAAATTTACCATTGTACGAATCCCTAAATGGGAAATTTACACCATATGTTAATCCTTCTGCCATATTACATAAATATAATGTGGTTATAAATTTTTTGTATACCCATATAAAATAAAAAACTCTCGACATTGCCGAGAGTTTTTATGATTTACGGTTTTTTTAAGATGAACACCCAAAACATTCAAATTCAGAATCTTGAGGTTTTTGTGGTATCACATCAACTGTTGGTTTTTCCTTAACAGGTTTTTCTCTTTTTGAAATGTCGACCGCTAAGTGTTTAGCACCTGTAGAAATCGCTTTAGTTCGGATATAATAACTTAATGTCTTTAACCCTTTCTCCCAACCGTGAAAGTGAGATGAGGTAATTTTTGACAATGTTGGATTACCCATATAGATATTCATTGATTGTGATTGGTCAATAAAAGGAGCTCTTTCAGCCGCCATATCAATCAATTCTCTTTGTGATATCTCCCAAATTGTTTTGTATTTAGACATTAAATGTTCTATACGTTTAACTTTCTTGTTGTAATTTTTATCCTCAACATCAAGATAATGATTGAAATTAATGTTTTGAATTGAACCTTCATTTAAAATTATATCATTTTTTAAATCTTCAGACCAAATTCCTAACTTTTCAAAATCTTGTATTAAGTATTTGTTTACTATCAAAATCTCACCACCTACAACTCGTCTGTTAAACAATGCCGAATGAGCGGGTTCTGTCATTTCAAATGAACCTGTAATTTTTGCGGAAGACGCAACAGGCATTTGAGCCGTGAATAATGAATTACATACACCGTATTTCATTACACTTTCT